ATTTCATCCAGATATAGGCCATCGATCTGACTTCTTTGTCCGCCGTCGCGCTCACGGATTACTTGGTCGTCAACGACGCAGAGCAGCCGCTTGCCGTCAATATCGTGCCAGTCGGCGAATTCGTCGGCATTAAAAAAAACATTATTGATGTCAGCTTGAATCAAATCTTTGAGACTCATACAAACACCTCTTAGCCAATAAGTTTTATCGTCGCACCTGAACCGGTTTTAGCCTTATCCATTGCGCACCAGCCGCCGATCGGCGTATTGTCAGTTGAAGTTTTGGTCAATTTATTTCCCGCAACATTCCAAAACAACGATTCCCCGACACTAAAGGCAGCTGTAGTCTCAGCCGGAACATCCGTAAATACGCCCGTAACCGCAACGCCGCCGACATCGCCCGGAGCAATATCCGCTACTGCAAAACCGATCCTGGTAGTCAGCGAAACTACTTGTCCTGCAGTTACTATGTCGTTGGTATTGTTTAAAAAGTCGATAATATCACCAGTCTGTTGATACACACCTTGTCTAGCCATTTTAATACCTCCGTTTTAAAATATTAACCCTGGCAATTTATTTACCAGGGTTTTTATACAATCCGCGATAATCAAGCGCCTTCACGCCAAACTCACTGCGCACCTTATAGGTAATGCCATCTACTTCAAAACCCGGCTGGGTCTCAATATACGGAGTGTCTACGCCGTTTAGGAACGCAACCTCAATTGTATCGATAAAGCCAGGCGCTGTAGCAAAATAGTATGCATCCGGATCGACGGCATCCAGTTGAGCGTCGGAAACTACAGTTAATAGGTTCTGGAATACGTTAGTGGCCGCATTGTTGGCGCCAACATCTACAGCCGATTTGACTAATTGCATAGCGTCAAATCGCAGAGCTACCGGACCAATCCAGAAGGCTGGAGTGATATTAAGCGGTACAGCATCTTTTTTCTGCAAGCCCTTTTGCTTAGCCATGGCCGTAAAGGCCGCTGTAAAGGAATCTTTGCTCGGACCGGTCTTAGTTGCAGTCTCAATATTAGTATGTGTCGTGCTAAAAAGTTGGTTGCCGTTTGCCATTTTCGGATTACTGGTGAGTATGGAATAAACTGAGTAATTAATTGTCAGTCGTGCTGCCGCGCCAAACTTAGTAGGAATATCTGTTAGGGCCTGCAGATCATCGTTGATAATATCCTCACGAGTCAAACTAAATAACTCCCCGTATTTTTCCAGCTTGATTTGCTCGCCAGAATCAGACATAGCCACGTATTTATATGCATTGCCCTTAGTGACCTTACGGAGCAAGGGCGCTTCACTTACTTGCACCCGCAGGGCAGGCTTATAGTCGCTCAGGTTGCCGCGCTTGGTCCATATTTGGTAGGTGGTTGGTGCGGCTTGATAAGCAGTCATTAATGACTTATTAGCCACATTGGACAGGATGTTAGGGAAGTCGGAAGACGAAATTACAGACCGCACTAGTTCTTTGCGATCGTAGCCACGAAATGCCTTGCCGTGTGTCCGCTGATAGCATTCACGCGCTAAATCAATCATGGTCATGCCGCGCAGCTCGGTAAACCCTGCTGCCGGCGCTTCCACTTGGAGACCCGCACGGAAGGACATCGCATCCGATGCTGCCGAGCGAAATTTATCTACTTCATCCTGACCGACCTCTACAGTTGGTGTATGAATTGGGGCTCTTGGTCCTTTGGCCATCCGCTGAACAACTTCCTGGTTTACATCGGCAACGGTAGCGCCTGATCTAATAAACTCCGCAGCATCTAATTTTAGCTCGGGAAAGTTACGGCAAATCTCTGTAATATCCAGTGTTCTTTGCGTTTCTTGTGCTCTAATTTCTTCAGGGGTGTGAGTGTTGTTATTTTCTCCCACGGGTTGATCACTCCTTGTGTTATTTTGATTACTTGCTGGCTCTACTGGAGTAGGCTCTGGTAGCGCTACCGCTACAGGTGGTTGCAGTAAAGACCTTACACCCTCGTCATTTTTCAAGATATCTGTCACGATGCTGGTGATATCTGGCTCCTCTTCTGATCGGCCAACACCCACGTTAGGGTCTGCAGCAACTGGTTCTAAACTCACTTCGAGAGCCTCCCAGTCAGTCGCGATTTCGCAAGGCCCGATAAATCCACGGTTAGTTTTGCCTGCCTCAATCACTGTATAGGCGTTTATTTTATAGCCAAACGACACACCTTTGAGCGAACCTGAGTCCACCTTGCTTTTGATAAGTTGAGCATTGTCGTCAGCGTCAAACTTAACCTTAACCCTGCACATTCTTGCTGAAGAATCTAGCCATGCGTCATTAATCGGCCCTAACGGCACCCGACCATAATTAGGGTCACGGCCATGGGCAAATAAAAAAGAGCCTACTGTTTTCAGTCGCTCTAATTTCGGTTCGCCGGGATCATGCCCGAGTATTTCAGTCCCCCACCAGCGTTGCACCGGTGTTTCGCTGGAAAAGCTAAATTCATAAACTCCGTCTTCACCGTCAATAGCTCGCATTTCAAGCAGTTCAAGGTAACGGTATTGTTTAACTTGCCGCTCCTGTTCCCGGCGTTTTTTCGTTTGGTCTGCTATTTTTGCCATTTTGGTCGCTACTCCCTTCTAGTCCTTTTTCCTGTATATATTTCTTTTCCCTGACTCTTTGATCAATAACCTCCTTCCAGTCCTTGCCTTGTTCAGCACATTTTTCTTCTAGTGTGGCAAAATTGGAGTCAACTTCAGTACCGCTGGCCTTGACGTCTTTTAACGGGTCAATCCATGTCCATCCGGGTGGGATCCACACGTGCTCCAGATACCGGTCTTTATCCTGCCAAAATTCTTTGATTTCTACTTCGCCGACCAGTATCGCACTGATTAAAAACTCCGTATAGATTTCAATGCAGAAATGCTCTACAAGATATTGCTGCCCAGGCTCAAATGTCCTCCGGTCTTCCAGTAGCCCTTGCCGGGCTGACGAGTATGTTACCTTAGAAACGTCACGACTTACCATTTCATAGCTCAATCCTTGACCAGCCCCAACAAGTCGCTGTTGCTGTTCAACAAAATCTTTCGTATTTGTTGGGATGGTCCCAGGATTTGCAACCTCGATTTCTTCACCCGGCTCTAGATATTCAATTATGCCAGGCTCAATTGTGTCTAAGCGCTTTTGCGTGTGTCCTTCGGTCGGCATGCGCTGAAGGCGGTTATAAGGATTAAGTTTTCCTGGCGGTGCTTTTACAAACAAAGAAAAACAGGCTGCCAGTCTAGCTTTTACCCGTTCTGCTTCCAGATACTCACCGGCATCACGAATCGAATCCATAGAACTTGCCAGTTCTGAAATTCCTCGAACTTGAGTAGGCCTGGTTTTACTAAACAAATGTATTACTCTGTCTTCTGGAATTCTTACGGACTCAGTCGCTAGATAGCCGTCAGGGAGCGTCTTGTAAAACCAATAAGCAACCGGCTTATTTACCGCATCAACTTCCACGCCTGACTTTACTATATTGCCGTTTTGACCGTATTGAACGCTTGTATCCAATTGTTCAGGTTCTACCAGTTGGATTTTAAACGGGATGCGAGCGCTGCTATCATATGTCTTAATTACAAAAATCTCACCATCAACAATCCTGCGTCGAACTACCATTTTCAAGATTTCATTAAATGATGACTGTCCTGTTACGTCACAATTACGAGCTCTGCGCCATTTTTTCCATGCCTTTTCAATAGTCGTATTTAGTTTCTCGTTATCTTCGCCATTTTTCTTTTTAACTTTAGCTTGAACATGAAAGCCATTTCCAACAATATTTCGTTCAAATGACAGGATAACGCTTTTCGCAATATCGTTGTTGCGCTCCAAATCACGCGCGCGCCGGTAGAGGCGTTCACGATAAGGCCGGTCAATTTGTTCAGCAGTACCGCCTGACGCCGCCCACCCGGAGCCAAGGCGGTCCACTCTGGCAGCATCATAGTTACGTAGTATTTCAGTGGCCTGTCGATAGGCTTCGCGTTCATATGCACGACGCGGCGATACATACGAGACAACTTTATCAATAAAATTCATATTACCCTCCTACCGCGTTGGCCAGCGGGCATATGCCCGGGTTGTTCCTAATGTTTCATAAGCTATTTGCTGTTTCAGTATAGCTTCACGTGCATACAAGGTTTTTAAATCCCCCTTTCTTACGTTACGGCTGCCAATACCATATTCTTGGGCGCCAGATTCAATGGCAGCTATTGCAGCTTGCACGCGTTCAAGCTGTTCTTGTAATGCTTCCATAGTGGTCGTCACCTCCTCAACCAATTACTTTTT